TGCAGAGGCTCCCCTCCGCGTGGTTAAATCTACCAAATCAACGACCACCGCCCGCAGCGGCGGGAATAACCCGGAGATCGGACCTATGGACCTCAATACCTTAAAGGCCCAGCATCCCGACGTTTACGCGGCGGCGGTGCAAGAGGGCGTAACAAACGAGCGGGACCGCGTAAGCGCCCACTTAACAATGGGGGAAGCGTCGGGCGATATGACTACCGCCCTGGCAGCCGTTAATGACGGCTCGATTATGACTGCTTCCCTGCAGGCTAAGTACATGGCTGCCGGCATGAATCGCCGCGACCAGCAGAACCGCCAAGACGACGACGGGCAAGCGTCCGCCGCGGCCGACGGCGCGCAAGGTGAACAAGGCGGCGAAGATGCGGCCGACCAAGTTCTGGCGCTTGTCGAAACTCAACTCGGCATCGTAGGGGAGTAAGGCGGCCATGGCTAACATTACCATTACCGACAACGATCTTAATAGTCCCGTACTTGAAGGCGCAGACTTCCGCGACGATACGCTGACCTTCGCCGGTGCGGATACCTTCGTACCTGGTACGATTCTGGCCCGCGATTCTGTCTCGCTTAAGCTGGTCCCATTTGTTAAGGGCGGCGTTACGAACGAGAACGGAATCCCTAAAGCGATTCTTACCTATGAGGTAAGCGCGACCGGTGCCGGGGACGTTCCCGTACGTGCAGCAGTTGCTGGCAAGTACCGTAAGGAAAAGCTGGTAATTGACGCAGACGGCGACGACTCTAACGTCGACGCGGCCGTTATCGACCAGCTCCGCGACTACGGGCTGACACCTATCAACGTCGACGAACTCAATATCGCCGACAATTCTTAAGGAGCGCTAAACCATGAGCGGCAATACTACTCGGCGCATGATTAGCGCCTACTATCAGGAAGCGAGCCCTACTGCCTTTTTCTCTGGCATGTTCGCGGCCCGTCCCGAGAACTTCCACTCGTCCGAAGAAGTGGAGATCGATATCGTACGCAGCGAGGAAGACGTCTCTATCGTTATCCAGGACCTGAGTACCGGCTATCGCATGAACTCGGACGACCTTTACACTAACAAGGGTTTTAAGCCTCCTATCCATAAAGAGGCGATCCCGCTTAATGCGTTCGATCTTATCAAGCGCATGCCGGGTATGAACCCCTTCGAGTCGCCAGACTTCCGCGCCAACGTCATTACGAAAATGTTCGGCGGTATGCGTAAAGTCGAGCGGAAAATCCGCCGAGCGGTGGAGCTGCAGGCGTCCCAGATTATGCAGACTGGTATCGTAACCCTTACGGACTCTTCCGGTACCGCCTTGTATACCCTGGACTATAAGCCGAAGGCTACCCACTTCCCGACTGCGGGTACTTCGTGGGCTTCTGCGACTCTGGCCCAGAAAATTAGCGACCTTACCAGCCTCTGCGACGTTATTCGCGGCGACGGTCTTATGGACCCGGACGAGCTGGATATCGGCTCTACTGTCTGGGAAAACTTGCTGCAGACTACCGGCTTTTTGGACCGTTTCGACGCGCGACGCGCTGATCTGGGCACTATTACTGCCATGGATCGCCGCGGCGGTGGTGGTATCTACCGTGGTACCCTGGAACTGGGTAACTATAAGCTGGACGTCTTCACGTATAACGGCCGTTACAAGGACCCGCAGACCGGCACGTCTACGCCGTTCCTGGACCCTGGTAAAGTCGTGGTACGTTCGAGCATGGCACGTATGGACGCTACCTTCGGCGCTATTCCGAATATCGGCGCGCTGCTGGGTGCCTCCGGTCGTCTTATCCCTGAATTGCCGCAGCGTATGAGCTCTGCCGAAAACGGTATGGACCTCTTTACTAACGTATGGATGTCTCCCGACGGCGAGCAGTTGTTCGGTGGTGTAGGTGCCCGTCCTTTGATGGTACCGACCGCTATCGATACGTTCGGCTGCCTGGATACGCAGCTTTAAGTCTAACGCGGGCGGGCCTCTGGCCCGCTTCGCCTTAACGGAGGGCATACCATGCCAAGTAACGCAGAATTGACCAAACAGGCGGAAGAACTGGCCGCCGAGCTTAGTCTCGAAGTAACTACCGAAGGGCTAAATAACCAACAACTGGCCGACCTGGTGGCGGACTTGAAGGCGAAGAAGAAAGACGCCGCCGAAGACGAAGCCACTAAGGCCGCGGCAGCGAAGAAAGCCGAGCGAATGGCGGGTAAACCCCAGCCGAAGAAAAAGCCGCCTTTCTACGTAGCCCCGCGCTGCGCGATTACGTCTAAAAAAGGCATTTTGTCAGGCGATACCGAAGACGAAGTAAAGGCCGAGTACTTGCCGGGTGGTAAGGACGCTCTGGAAGCCTTTATCGAGTCCGGGCATATCCTTAAGGGTTAACCGGTGGGACTCCGTGAACTGGCCGAACAAGACCTGGGCGCTATCCTCGAAGATAGCGCCTACGGTTTCGGCTGGTCTATCACATTGACCGACCCGGCCGGACTTACCGACTCGAATCTTATCGGCTTTTCCGACGATATCTCGCAGGTAATCGACCCCGATACCGGGCAACTGGTTAGCGGGCGCCTGGCTTCGGTAGCCCTTCGAATTTCCAGCCTATTAACGGCCGGCTTTACGCTCCCCCGCGGTGTCGCGGACCAGAGCAGTAAGCCATGGGTGGTAACCTTTAACGACATTAACGGCACGTCGCATACGTTTAAAGTGCGCCAGGCCGACCCAGACCGCGCGCTGGGCCTTATCGTTTGCATTCTTGAGGGTTACGACGCATGACTATTGCGACTTTAATCGATAAGCAGGATACCGTCGAAATAGTGCGCGACCAGATCGCCGCTATTCTGGCGCTAGAATCTGCCGCCCAGGTGGCCCTGGCCACTACCGCAGGAAAACCAGACCCGAACGAATGGAAGCTGCGCGTATACCAGGAACGGTCGAACCCCTGGGAAAACCTGCCCAGTAAGACTTCGGACCGTTCGCCCGTAGTTAACGTCTGGTGGGATTCGTCTACTTTTGAAATGGCCGCCAGTAACATAGTGGAACGCCAGAAAAGCGCCGCCACCATTAACATAGATTGTTATGGATACGGCAAAAGCTCCGACGACGGGGGCACGGGACATATAGCCGGAGACCGAAACGCAGCCGAAACAGTGCAGCGAGCGGTCCGTCTGGTTCGTAATATCCTTATGGCCGGAGAGTACACGTACTTAGGGTTACGCGGTACCGTCTGGCGTCGCTGGGTCGATTCTATTACTATGATGCAGCCCCAGCAGGATAACCAGAACGTGCACCATATTGTGGCCGCCCGTCTGGCTTTCAGGGTAGAATTTAACGAATTCTCGCCACAAGTGCAGCCGGAGACGCTAGAATTACTATCAGTCGACGTGCAGCGAACAGAAGATAACCAGATCGTGGTCGAGGCCGATTACGATTACACGACATAGGAGAAAGAACTATGGCCCTTTCCAGCGCAGTAGACGCCTCCGCGGTCGCCCGCGTAGTCGGCATTAAAACCACGTTTAAGGACCTCCGCGCCGGCGGTATCTTGTTCCTTCCGCAGCGTATCGCCGTGGTCGGACAGGGTTCTACGGCTTCCACGTACAGCACTACGAAAGCGCAGTATACGAGCGCCTTCGCAGTCGGCCAGGCTTTCGGCTTTGGCTCCCCGCTTCACTTGGCCGCTAAGCAACTGCTGCCGAGTAACGGCGACGGCGTGGGGACGATCCCAGTAACATTTTACCCATTGGTGGACGACGGTAGCGGCGTAGCGGCTGCCGGCACTATCACCCCCAGCGGTGCAGCAACTGGCGCGGCCTCTTTCCGCGTTAAAGTTAATAACGTCCTTTCCGAGCAGTTCGTCGTATCTGCTGGCGATACAGTCGCGACCATTACGGCAGCGATTACTGCGGCCATGGCTGCGGCGCTCGACTTGCCCATGACTGCGGCCGACGGTACGACCGTCGTTAACCTTACGTCGAAGTGGAAAGGCGCCAGCGCTAACGACCTGTACGTCGAAGTGGTGGCCACCAGCGAAGATAATAGCGGCATTTCGTTTGCCGTGGTGCAGCCTTCCGGCGGTCTGGTTAATCCGGATATCTCCGGCGCTCTGGCCCAGATCGGTAATGTATGGGAAACCATGCTGCTTAACTGTCTGGAAATCGCCGATACTACGTCCCTGGACTTGTACCAGACCGAAGGCGAGGGACGCTGGGGCGCTTTGGTTCGTAAGCCTTTTGTGGTCTTTACCGGCAATACCGAGACGACCGTCGCCAGCGCGACGACAGTCTCCGACGCCCGTAAGAGCGACCGCATTAACGCCCAACTGGTGGCGCCTGGCTCTAACGACCTGCCCTGCGTGGTCGCAGCCCGACAACTGGCCCGGATCGCTGTAACGGCGAACAATAACCCGCCACGCGATTACGGCAGCCTGGAAGCTACCGGCCTGGTACCTGGTGCCGACGGCGACCAGTGGACCTACGCCGACCGCGACTCGGCCATTAAGAAGGGCAGCTCTACGATAGAAGTTAAGGACGGCGTGGTAAACCTGTCGGATACGGTAACGTTCTACCACCCGGACGGCGACCCTATCCCGGCATACCGTTACGTCTGCGATATCGTGAAGCTGCAGAACATTATCTTTAATCTGGACCTGATCTTCGCAGTACCGGAATGGGACGGCGCGCCGCTTATCCCGGACGACCAGCCGACCATTAACCGCAGCGCTAAAAAGCCGAAAATGGCCGTAGCTGCAGTGGCGGCAATGCTCGATAGCCTGGCACTTAATGCCATTATCAGCGATCCGGAGACGGCGAAAGCCAATACGCAGGCCGCTATTAACGACCAGAACCCGAAACGCCTCGACGTGCTTACGGTGGTCCAGCTTAGCGGTAATACGAACATTATCTCGGTGGACCTGGACTTCGGCTTTTATTTCGGCGTCCAGCCGCTAGTGGCTTAATAGGAGGGCCTTAACATGCCAGCAATAGGTGGTAGCATTGAATCGGTATCCCTCGACGGTCGTAACTTCGCCGTCGCAGCGGACGCCGAAGCCCAGCGCAAACTGGGCGGGTTCGAGAACGAGGTCCAAGCGAACGGCGACGGTAACGCACGTCTGATTAAGACCCGCGTACCGCTGTCTATCGACGGCCTTACGATCGAAGTCGACGACGACCGCGGGGACCATGAGTTCCTGCAGGACTTGTCGAACCGTAACGACTTTTTCCCGATCGCGATTACGTATGCCAGTGGCGTTACGTACCAGGGTCGCGCCCAGATTACCGGCGAGCTGCAGTCGAGTAGCCAGAATGCTACCGCGGCGGTATCTCTCATGGGTCCGGGCCTGCTTACCAAGCAGTAACAGGAAAACGGGGCACCTAATGCCGGCCGGGCTGCCCTACCCTTCACCTGGCGAGAGCTGGGGGTCGGCACCAATTTTTAACAAATAGGGCAACGTTATGAACGATAAAGTACCGAACGAAGTAGCCGAGCAGGAGTTCGACCGCTGGGTCGACGCTATGGACCTGGACCTGGATACCGCCGTAATGGATGCAGAAGACCTTACGGCCTTTACCAAGCAAAAGCGCCGCATTATGCGCGCCATGCAACGGGGTAGCCTGGTTATTACCGAAGACGGGGAAGCGGTCTATACCCCGCAGAATCCTAAGTCTAAGCATAAAGACCCGCTTACGTTCCACGAACGTACCGGCGCGTCGCTTATGGCCATGGACGGTAAAAAGAAGGGCCACGACGCCGCGAAAACGTACGCGATTATGGCCGATATCTGTAAGACGCACCCGAGCACCTTCGCAGGTATGGTCGGGGAAGACGTAAAGGTCTGCGAGGCCCTGTTCGCTTTTTTAATGGATTAGTCGCCGCCCCGCTCGTCCGGGCGGGGGCCGACTTTAAGCATAAAAAGACGGACAGAGACCCGGAAGGCCATACATTTTACCGCGTATATGGTGAAATGCTGTTACAAATATGTCGGGACTATCCGGGGTTGCCCGATCCGCGAACCCTGAAAGCCCGCGAAATACGGTTCTTTTATGAAGGTCTCCGGACTGAATTACTAGACCATACACAGCCGAAGGGGTGAATAATGGCGGGCAGGTTTTCTGTAGAGTCGATTTTTAAAGCGGTGGACCGTGTAACGGCCCCCGTATCACGTATGCAGCGTAACGTACTGCGTTTTACCCGTGCTACCGAACGCGGCCTGCATAAAGTCGACAGAGCCTTAAGCGCCATTACCGGAGGCATGGCCAGCGTAGGTCGTGCAGCTCTCAAAATAGGGGCGATCGGCGTCGGCGGTCTTACCGCTGCCGTCGGTCTCCTGGTTCGTGAATTTTCCAAAGTAGAAGACGCCCAGGCAGCCTTTACGCCATTACTCGGCGGGGCCGAACGTGCCCGACAGGCTGTCGAAGCCATTAACGAGACGGCGGCCTCTACGCCCTTCCAGTTTGAAACCCTAGCCAGTTCCGTTAACCAGCTCCTGCCGGTTATGGACGGCAATATCGAAAACACCATTAAAACCCTGCGAATGCTTGGCGACACTGCCGGCGGTAATGCCCAGAAGCTGGATTCCATTACCCGCGGCTACACTAAGGCCATGCTTAAGGGTAAGGTCGATATGGAGTCGCTTAATATGATTGCCGAAGCCGGCGTCCCGATATTCCAGGACCTGGCAGACGTTATGGGTATGAAAGTCGGGGAAAAATTCTTTAAGACCATATCGTCCGGCCGAGTAACTACCGACCAGCTTACGAAAGCCTTCGAAAAATTGACCGGCGAGGGTGGTAAGTTCTTTAACGGTATGGAAATCGCCAGCCAGACTACCAGCGGCCTATGGTCCACGCTTAAGGATAATATCAGCCTTACAGCAGCCGAGCTGGGCGGAGTCCTGGCGCCGATCGTTAAGGACCTGATACGCCAGGCTACCACGGTGGCCCAGCAGGTGCGCGAGTGGGTTAAATCGAACCGGGAGTTAATCGCTACCCGGGTAAATGAATTCGTGGCCAAGGCTAAGGAGCTTATGGCCGGGCTGCTCGAACAGGTACAGAAACTTAACGGCCAGTACTCGCTGCTGGACCGGCTTATCCAGGTAGTAAACGGCCTGGCCGACGCCTTCGCATTCCTGCGGGAGCACGGCGCCACTATCGCGAAGATAGTCGCTTCGGTCGTGGCTCTGTCCCTGGCGCTTAAAGTACTTACGGCAGTAATGGCCGTCGTTAATATCGTAATGGCAGCGAACCCTATCGGGCTTATCGTGCTCGCCATTACGGCCCTTATCGCAGCGATCGCCGCTGCCATTATCTGGTGGGACGAAATTAAGGCCGCCTTCCTATCCTTGCCGGGTCCGGTTAAAGCCGCCCTGGCTGTACTCGCCGGCCCTATCGGCTGGCTGATCGGGGCGGCATCTTTGATATATGACAACTGGGAGCCGATTAAGGGCTTTTTCTCGTCGCTCTGGGGCGGCGTAGTCGGGATATTCGACTCTGCCGTCGCTAAGATTACCGGCGTAGTGGATCGCGTTAAGAACGCGGCCTCGTCGATTGTCGACACTATATCGAGCATAGGCGGCGGGGTAGCGAAGTTCTTCGGGTTCGGAGGCGACGAAGAAGACGACGCCCGTAAAATCCAGGAACGCGCCCAGGTCGTAAGCCCACAAGAACGTACCGCCCAGCTCGTCGAAGAGCGCCGTACTACCAGCACGGCAGAGGTAACCATTAAAGACGATACCGGACGCGCAGAAGTTACCCGCGGTAGCCTCGGCGCCGGTGTCCAGCTACAGCCGTCGGGGGCCTTCTAATGGCGTGGAATGACAGATTAAAAGAGGCGGCGTATAACTCGCCCAGCGGGACCCGCCAGCGTTTCGATTACGAAGACGTCCGCCGGACCGTAGAAAAGAAAACGACCGCTTTCGATTTTCCGGACGCTAACGGTACATACGTCCAGGACCTGGGCCATACCGGCCGCCAGTACCCCCTGCGGGTCTTCTTCTGGGGCGACGATTGCGACCTGGAAGCGGACGCCTTCGAGGGGCTTCTCCTGGAATCTGGCGTCGGGAAGTTAGAGCACCCACTATACGGTACCGTCGACGTGGTGCCGTTTGGATCGATTACACGCCGCGACGACCTTAAGACGGCGGCTAACCAGGCCATTATCGAGGTAACCTTCTGGGAGACAATCGGGATTATATACCCGACGGCCCAGGACGACCCCGGCTCGGCCGTACTCGCCGCCGTGTCTTCGTTTAATGAATCGGCAGCCGCCCAGCTCGACGAATCGCTTAACATTACGAAGGCCGTCGAGCGTTCCGGATTTAAGAGCACGTACCAGAACCTGCTGGATAATGCTAAAGCCGGACTGCAGGCCGTGGCCGACACCCAGGACAACGTGCGCCAGACCTTCGACAGTATCTATACGTCGATTAACGAGGGTATCGATACCTTTATCGCCGCCCCGCTCGACTTGGCCTTCCAGACCACGCTTTTAGTGCAGGCACCGGCCCGGGCTCTTACCAGCGTAGCCGCTCGCCTTAGCGCATACCGCGACCTGGCGAACTCAATTATAGGCGGAGACGGGGCAGTCGTAGAGCCTGGGTACGATAACCGCCCGTCGAATAACTACCACTCCCGGGACCTGTACGCCTCGGCGTATGTTACGGGCTCCGTGCTTTCGGTGGTTAATAATCAGTTCGAGACAAAAACGGACGCCCTCGACGCGGCCGCCGAAGTCCTGGACCAGTTCGAGCAGGTAGCGGCCTGGCGCGACGCGAATTACGAATCGCTGGCCGAGATCGACACCGGCTCGGCGTACCAGCAACTGCAGGAGGCGGTGGCCCTTACGGCCGGCTTCCTGGTTTTTATATCCTTCTCCCTGAAACAAGAACGCCGCCTGGTACTTGACCGGTCCAGGACCGTTATAGACCTGGTGGCCGAACTGTACGGGACAATCGACGACCAGCTCGACTTCTTTATCGCGTCGAACAGCTTAAGCGGTAGCGAGATACTGGAAATACCGGCCGGTCGCGAGGTGGTTTACTATGTCTAAATTACTTAAAGGCCTGGACCCGGGCTTCGTCGGAGCCGGTGGCGAGGGAGTCTACCGTAAAGGTGAAGACGGAGAACTCCACCCGATCCCCCGCCGGGAAGGTATCGGCCTATCGTTTAAGTGTCCCTGCGGCTGCGGCGACCGTGTTTACGTAGATTTTTCTAACCCACTGGACGGACAGCCGCCCCACCGTGCCGACGGGCATACCTGGGAACGTACGGGCGAGACTCTGGAAGAACATACCCTGCACCCCAGCATACAGAGGGTGGGCGGGTGCAACTGGCACGGCTGGGTGCGTAACGGCGAGGTATTAACCGTATGAGTAGTTACACCGTCCGCGCCGGCGATACCTTCGAGTCGATCGCACGTAAGCAGTACGGCAGCGAACAGTACGCCAGCACGATAGCGAAAGCGAACCCGGGCGCAGCCGAACCCCTTACCGCCGGTACCGTTCTGGCTGTTCCGCCACGCCCAGGCGCTCCCACCGATAAAAAGGGCCAGGCGCCGAGCTCCGGGGCGAACGAGGTCGCGGTCCTTATCAATGGTACCCGCTTCCGCTTCTGGTCCGACCTACGTCTTACCCGGTCCCTGGACGGTATGGATACGATAGAGTTCTCGGCGCCTTTTGACGCCGAAGCGCCGGGCTTTCGTGAAGTCTTCCGGCCTTTCAGTTATGCGCCGCTGGTGGTTACTGTCGGCGGGGACGTGCTCTTTACCGGTACCATGATCGGCGTTACTCCGAACCTGTCCGACCGCCAGAAGACGATATCCGTATCGGCCTACTCGGTTCCTGGGGTGCTAAACGATTGTACGCCGCCGGCCAGCGCTTACCCTATCGAGTTTAACGACCTGGCACTGCCGGAGATTGCCGCCGCACTGGCGGACCCGTTCGGCGTGGCGGTGTCCTTTACTGGCCCGGCTGGCTCCGCCTTCGAGCGAGTAGCCGTCGACCCAGGCGATACCGTTCTGGCGTTTCTGTCGGACTTAGCGCGCCAGCGGTCCCTGGTGGTGTCGAGTACCCCTGCCGGGGAGCTCCTGTTCCAGCAGTCCGTATCGGCGGGCCAGCCTGTCGCCGTACTGCAGCAGGGCGCCTCGCCCGTTTTGGGGGTGCAGCCGTCCTTCTCCCCGCAGCAGTACTACAGCCACGTAACCGGCCTCGAATCGGTTTACCTGGGTACGGAGGGATCGCAGTATACCGTTAAGAACCCGCACTTAGCCGGCATCGTACGCCCGCTTACATTCAAAAGCCCGGACGTACTGGGCGGCGATATCCAGCAGGCCGTGGCAGCCAAAGTGGGCCGCATGTACGGGAATATGGCGTCGTACTCTGTCCAGGTCGATACCTGGCGCGATAAAGACGGGAAGCTCTGGGAGCCTAACACTACGGTAAAACTGCAGGCACCGGGCGCAATGATTTACGAGCCGTACGAATTTATCGTCCGGTCGGTTTCCTTCGAGAGAAGCGGAGCCAAAGAAGCAGCCGAACTCGACCTGGTACTGCCGGGGTCCTTTAGCGGCACGATTCCGGAGGCCCTGCCATGGGATTAACTGGACTTATAGGGCGCGTCCTTTCCTTTGTGAGAGTAACCCGTAACGGCGCCCAGATTAGCGACGTAAAAGTAAACCCAGGCGGCGGCCCGAACGTTACGGCCGAGCATTTCGCACCCCCTGGCGACGATTCGCACCCTTTGCCCACCGACTACGCCTATATGGCACCTACCCCGCAGAGGGGACGCCAGGCCGCCGTGGGTTACGTCGACCCGCTCAATACGCCCCAGGCCCAGCCAGGCGAAAAGCGCATATATGCCAGGGATTCGGACGGGGCAGTCGTAGTCGAAGTCTGGCTTAAGAACGACGGAGAGGCGACTATTTTTAACGGGAACGGTACCGTAACGCTAAGCCCCGACGGGACCATTACGGCGGAGAATGGTAACGGATCGGTGACTCTTAGCGCGGACGGGTCTATACTTGGGCAGAATGGCGCGGGCTCTTTTGAGCTTCAAACTGGCGGCGATTTTGTGGTAAACGGTGTAACCATAGCGGCGAACGGCGCAGTAACCATACCGTCGAGTCTTACACTAAACGGTAAAGAG